ATGCGAACACCGGTTCACCTGTATCTTCGTGTCCGTCTTCCGGACGGTTCATATCCTTACCTCAAAGCTGCCTACTCTTCCAACGGTCGCCTCAGACCAAACCATGCAATCCATCATGGTCGAGCCGCTGAATTTCCGGGCTCGGTCTACTGCCTGCGCTTCCGTCGAGCAGATGGAAAGCGTGTGTGGGAACCAGTCGGTACTGATGCCTCACTTGCGCTCGCCAAACTCCAGCAGAAAACGTTAGCCCTCCAGAATGGGAATGATTCCGTCGTTCCGGTTCCAGTTACACCGCCGAACCAGAAGTTCCTGAACGCGGCGATCCGCGAGTTCCTCACGGAGATGCAGGGTCACCGTTCGCGCAAGACCTACCTTGCTTATGAGAAAACCCTCCACCTGTTCAGTCCATCGTCGGATGACACAGGCAAGTCGCCGGAGCTCAAGCGGGCTTTCGATGATTGTCCGCTCGATCAGCTCATGCGGACGGATGTCCTCGACTTCATTGCGTTCCTCAAGACCAGAGGGAACGCTCCGCGCACAATTCGAAACCGTGTCGACTACCTTCAGATTTTTTTCCATCACTTCGGCCTCAAGTCCCTTCTCAAAGGGAAAGACCTCCCGACATATACCGAGAAGAAGGCCCGTGCTTATAACGCTGGTCAACTTTCCAAGCTGTTCGCACACTCGACGCAAGATGACGCCGATCTGTTGCATTTCTTCCTCTGCACCGGCGCGAGGGAGCAGGAAGTCGAATACGTTTGCTGGCCCGATGTTGATCTTGATCTGAAGACATACACCGTAACCGAGCATCTCGATCTCGGTTATACCCCCAAGGACAAGGAGGAAGGTGGCCTCCCCATCCCAGATCTGCTAGTCGATGTTCTTAAGGCCCGCCGCGCTCGCTATCCAAGTACCCGTTTGATCTTCCCCGGCAAGCATGGGAAACCTGATGGTCATTTGCTTCGGAGACTGAAGCAGTTAGCTCTCCGTGCGGGAGTGAACTGCGGTCACTGTGACAACAAAAAGGGACAGTCCTGCGCAGTGCATCCGGTTTGCAAGCAGTTTGTACTACACAAACTTAGGAAGACCTTTGCCACCACCCTGCATCATCAGGGCCTTCCTGCTCAAACGCTGCAGAGGTATTTGCGGCACAGCGATCTCGACACCACGATCAAGTACATCGCTGATGCGGACGATGAGACCGTACGCAAGACCATCAATTCGACGTTTCCATCGGGATTCGGATTTGCGGGAGGCGTGCGGTGAGGCCCCTCCTCCTGTTCCATCCTCCGGCCAGTTACCTCCAACTCAGACTCCGCTATCCGGATCACATCCCTGATCTGATTCGTCTCCGCTTTCCCCAGGCGAGCGCGGAGAAACGTGAGCTCCTGTTCGAGCGGATCGAGATCTACCTGCTCGATGAGAGCTCGGAGATCGACCGGATCACGAGCATGGTCGTCAGTTCTGATCTCACCTCGGCGGTCGCCTACTTCCGCGAGCTCAACATCCTCATCCTGACCGGCCTCGGTCACCTACCGCTTGTCACCACACCGGAGGTGCGATGATTCTTTCGCCGTTGAGTAATGCCCGCTCTCGCACCCTCATGGGAAGGCGTCGGCGGTGGCCGAGATACGAGATGGGCGATCTACAAGCAGATCTGCGGAACTGTTCCGATCATCTGTGCCTGTACCTCTGGCCTGGCCCGTCAGCGCGATCCTGCATCTCGGTGACCTTGGACGTCGTGTTCGGACTCATCCGGTCGCTGCACGACGGCACTCTCCCCCGAAGCACACACCCAAGCCCATTCATTTTTTCAATTCCCGCTCCCGGGTTTGGAGTTCTCACCCCCAATCCGGGATACCCGAAGTATCGATGGCCCGCGCCATCAACCCCAAACTCAACAATCAGCCTCGTAGGCACCGAGGTTACATCTACAGAGCACCGCACCCAAAAGGAGAAGCCCACAATGAATAGCCCCTTCCTCATCCCTGTCACCGCCGCCGAATTCCTTGCCTGCTTCCCTCATTACATCGAGGACTTCGTCCAGCGCTGTTGCATCCTCCTGACCGATGAGCAGAGAGGGCGAGCCGTGGCACATCTCAGCCGTTACATCGGGGAGCTGCCTACGAACTACTCGCCGTACGATGGCGCAGTCGATCGCATCGACATCATCGCCGGAGCCATCGATGGAGAAGAGGAGGTGGAGGAGGTAACTCTGTGGGGGAGGTACCTGAGCCGCTTGAATGGAGTGATCTTCGGGGAACTTAGTCGGCTGCGCCTGATCCCCCTCGCAACATTGATCACGCATGCGGGATGATGGCGTAGATCGGGCGGTAGATGGCCGAAAATCGGGGGAGAGCCGGGTCTATGGCAGAGACGTCCTCTATTGGACTATTGGCACCCGTCCTTCCCCCGGATACGATGGCAGCCATGGCCCAGCCGAGCGGAACCAGTAAGAAAAGAAGGAAGATTCGTCGCGATGCTGCCGAGACCGCGAAGCTTACAGCACAGATCCTAACAGAGCAAATGGCCTTCAACGCCGAGAAGGTGACTCCTCCGGATGCCGATCCAACGATCGCAGAGCGCATCTTCAGCTTTCTCGAACATCCGCTTTTTTCGCTGCCTGTCAGCGTGATTTTGGGACTCGTAGGCGTGTTCGTCTATGGGCCGTGGTTGGCTGGTGGTTCTATCTTCATCCTCGGCGCACTCCTTCGTTCTGCGGCTCTCCGTGGTCTCTCGACTAGAGCCAAGGCAATCACCGCTGGTGGCCTTTGGTTGGTGTCTGCTGGATTTTTTGTATGGATCGGCTTTTACATCGATGACAATCACCAAAAGACCTGGACCCTGGATCAGGTTGCTGGCCTCTGGAAAAACGTAAATCCTGGACCTACGTTTACCAGCATTTTCAACTATCCACGTGTTCCGGCTTCCATCGCCACTGTTGACTTTGGTCTTGATAGCACAACTAGTTTGGACCATGAAGTAACCGTGAAGCCAGCAAACTTACTGCTAGGTGGCGTGTGGCTCCTATCCCAGAGGATTGACCTTCCCATGCTGAAGGCAAAAGCGGTTCCTGTAACGGCGAAGAACGTGCATCTCTGGATCAGGGCGTGTGATCAATGCGCTTGGATGGACAACGGGAACGGCTTCAATGCTTCGCAGGCATCACCTAATCCCCAATTAAGGGACAAGCAGCTAGGCAATATCGGTGCCGGAGCTCCTACGTCGATCGCGCCAATGAGCATCATGATTCCTTTAGGAGCAAACTCATTCGGAGTCGCACTTAGTTATATCTGCGACAACTGCAGACAATCGTTGGAGGCTAACGCTGTAGAGCTGAAGGTGAATGTTCAGAGAAATTAACTTATAAAAGACAGCCGTAGATCGTGAATAATCTTGGAGATTACTATTCCTACGGAGAGTAATCAGGTTGCGTATGGGTCGCAAAACGGTAGCACTTCTAATAAGTTTCCTTATTCTGCCACTTCAGCTCTACGGGCAAGAGCTGAGGGGCACGGCGGTGGTGGCGGCATTTGATTCGAACCATGCAGTTATTGCCGTGGATAGTCGGATTGCCACTACCGACGGAAGAACAGGAATGACGTGTAAGTTTGTTCTGCATCCACATACGCTTCAGGTAGCAGCGGGTTCGGCAGGCTACATCCCAGCTGGCGGAGGAACTGCACGGACTATCTTCGACATTTCGAACTACGATTCAGATTTTTCTAATGCAAAAACCGCTCAACAGCTAGAAGCGGCTGTTACAGCATGGACAGAAACCGCGAAGTCTCTCTTTCAAGAAGGGTTCAAAACAACCCCCAATCTTTTGGAGATAAATCCCGAAACTGGAGCCTTTCTCGAAGCTTTGTTTTTTGCTGTGGTCGACAATGGTACGGTGAGAGCGGTTAGAGTAACTCTGATCAAAGCCCCTATGGATAACGTCATAACCCCTAAAGTTAAGCTTGTCCCTTTGCCTGATCACGACCATCCATCGGAACTCTGGTTTTTGGGCGAAGCCACGAAGACTGAGCAAGAACTACTAGCAAATCGAACGTCTCGCGCTCAGTCAAATCAGAAAATTCTGCGAGACCTCATCGATGCCCCTACTGCGAAAGATCTTCTTAATGCCGAAAGAGCTTTTATCTCCCTCACTGCCGAGTGGTATCCAAAATATGTCGGCCCTCCTGTCGACGCTGCTGAAATTACACCGACTGACGGAATTGTCCTCGCTACATCAAAAGCGGAGTGTGCTCGAAAACAAGATCCAGTCAGATTGGCACGATAGTGGATACGGTCCAAAGAGTGTCCATTTCCTGTATGGCCGCTGCAACCACGGATGGACTGTGTATCTCTGACATGAAAGCTGTCTTGCTGCCTGCGTCCTTAATGGATGGGCCTAGATGCCATACGGTCGCTTCATCGATAATGATGAATCTGTCATGAACCTTGTCCGTCTTTCTCAATTCGACCGTGTTCCCATGCTGCGACTTGAAATGCTTGCCTTCTAGCGTGAAGTCATCTTTCGTCCTCATAGTGAGTATCCGTATCGCCACTGTGGCTTGAAGATTCGTTAGCAACTGCCAGGTGGAATCATCGACGTAGTTGTCCACGATGCATATGTCTGTCTTTGCCGATTGGATGATCTTTCTTATCACTTGAAAGGCATCATGCTGTGAACCCGAAGGCATGAGGTGTTGGAAGTCGGACGGAAGCTGCCACTCAAGCTGCTCAATCGCGCTTTTCAAAATTGCCAGATGATTATCAAGCCTCTTATTACGCCGCTGCCGAAGCTCCTCTGTGGATGCATTCAAGGAAATAATTGCTGGAGTAGCTCTATCGAAGCTGCTCACTAACCCATCCAAGGGACCAAAGGCTCTAACCAAAAGTGCTTGGCTCGTTGAGAGCCACTGTTTTCGTTGAGGGTCGTCCGATGGCAACTTCCAAAGACCGTCCGCTTTTTCTATCTGTAGTGTGAGAAGGTTTATTGTCTTTGCCACGTCGATATTGGAGGGTGAAGTCGATGAATCCATGGGACCTCGTGTATTTTCAAAACTACGGGTATCTCTGTACAAACAACCAGCAAGGTTAGCTATCGGGAGAGCCGCGCCTCAGATGATTCAATTACGAATGTCGCCAATGCCATTGCCGCATGCGCAGTAAGCCTCGCATGCCTCGCTTCAATCCTATATATGGTTGTGCGCGTGTCGTGTCCGTGAGCAGATCCTCTCCGGGTCCGCAGTGCCGCCGTTCCATCAACGATGGAAGCCATCCCGCTCAAAATCTTCTTCAAGCCATCGTCCTCAATTTGGCTCGGATCGAGGTGGAGATGCGACCGTACAACCTTCCAAAGAGGAAGGACGCTTTGATCGGCGGGCAACTGTAGTCCCTCGTCCGCGATGTATCCCTTAAACAAAGCTTCTAATAGAGCACACGATGCTGTGACCGCCGCTTGAGGATCGGAGTCGAGATTTGAGAAAATTCGGTCAAACTCCTGTTGGACTCCCTTCAAGTCGCGTTCGTGAACAATCTCCTGGAGGGTCCGAGTCGCAATCATTGAGCCAAGCTGCAGGATGTATCCACCTTTCTGATAGGAAAGCCCATGTGCACTCAACTGAGATTCGATCCTCTGACGATGTCCTTCGACGGGATGGGGCTGTCCCCAGCTCGGTGGAGGCACTGCTTCCATTAATTCTTCAATTAGGCACCCAAGTGCTGAGAGAGGGTCCGGCATTTCTTTATTCGCTCTACGCAACCACTCATGACATTTCTGTTGTTTGTTGCCTTCAGGAACTTCTTGTGGGAAACCTGCCATAAAGAAACGAGAGTCTATCTGAGTGTGCGTGTAATAGGTACTGAAAACGTCAGAGATCACGGCGACGAGGGGCATCGGAATCTGTCTTTGCACGATAACCTCAATGGATAGAATCTATTGTAGATTTTTATGCGCGGACGTTACTACAGATGCTCAGATCTAATCTGGACATCCACAGCATGTTTCGCCTAAACTTCGCCCATGAGCTGGGGACTCGGAGGAGACAGAAAACCCCCTGCACCCATCGCACAGGACATACTCAGTACTGATGGCGTTCCATTACGAGCAGGGCTGGCGCTGCACGTTCTTCATGGACGATAGGAGGAGGACTGCTCTGCCCCGTCGTGCGTTCTTCACCGCAGACGAGGCCCTGTTCGAGTTCATCCGAAGAGGTGGAGGTATCGACGGCAGCGATACAAGGTTCTATATCGAGTCAGCCATCAAGAGGCAGCATGGAGACGTGACGCTGAGGCTTAGCGAAGAGCAGTACCAGGCACTGCACGCTACTCCAAAACCTGTCCGAAAGTAATAACGTTCCTGATAACGTGTGTATGTACAGTCGCGATGTAAACGTTTCTCGCGCTCGCACCTTTCGGGCAGACCGGCAGCCAAACCGCCCACCAATGCCATAGCCGTTCGCCAAAAAACAGAGGGGGAGTTTCCCTTCCCCCTCTATGGTCTACTTCAAGAAATTCATCACCGTCCGCCAGTTCTACGGCCAGACGAGTTGGAAGGAGCGGTTTCGCCGGAGGTTACTTGCCCATTGCCACCGTTACCGGGGGTTTCGTTTCCGTTCTGCGGCCCTCCTAGCCAACTCTGACCACCACTGCCATCGCCTTGATTAGCTGAAAGCCAGCTCTCAGCAGCTTCGGCCTCGTTTGTACCGGACCGATTGTCGGTCTGTTGGCCGGTTTTTTTGATTGTGTTTTGGGCGGCAGTGCTGAGCCCTTCTGCTTGTATTTCGGACATGGCGGATCTCCACAGTTGCGTCATTGTTGGATTTGGGTAAAGCGGACTTCTCCGGAGCCAGCTCTCCTCAGTGAGAGAGGTGGTAGCTGATCACCTGGTATGCATCGGAGGCTGTCATCGGTTTGTCATTTTCATTCGGACTGCAGAATGTTTCCAGGAACGGGGCCGCACTCGTGAACTTTGGCCCGTATCTGGCTGGCTCCGCGATGCAAAAGCGAAATAGGGTAATCAAGCCTTGGAGGTCTGCGCCTAGTTGATCGAAGGTTGGTGACTGGTCCTTCTGGGCGGCAAGGTTCTTAGCACTTTCGGCGTTGTACTCCGGTGGGTCTTCGATTGTGTTCTGGGCGGCAGGATTCTTAGTATTTTCGGTCATGACGGATCTCCACTATGCGTCAGTATTGGATTGAATAAGGCATATCAAGGACACGCTGTTTTGCCGTGTCGCCAGGTTATCCAAAAGGTGCAGTGTGGTCGTCGGCTGCACCAATTGGAAGACAAATCTTTGCTCCGGAGCTAGATCTCTTCAGAGATGGCCTCACGATGCTGAAGAAGGATCAATAGCCTTACAGTAGTTGACAATGTTATTCATCTCCAGCCAAGTGGTGCCGTCTAGGCCGGGGAAGGTGGCGTCGGGACCCGGATCCGGATATAGGTCGCGGAACTGTATGGCGAGGGGTGCAATCAGCTTGGCCGCCTCACTGGGAGTTAATCCGCGAAACGGATTACAAAGAGTGGGGTTGTGATAGAGGTTCGTGCAGCAACCCGAAATCTTATCTAGACAGCTCTGAATATCGGGTGACCACGGTCGGTCGTTCTCCTGCGATGAAACGAGAACGAGGTAGAGGATGTACTGAATACCGCTCAAGGCATCAAAATCAGATTGCCAATTCGCACTGGAATAAGCGACTTCGCTGGGGATTTCGACTAGGCTCTGGTCGGATCGAATTTGGGCGCTTTCGGTGCCATGCTGCTGATCAAACACAATGGTCTGGCACCAAGAGAGAATGAAGCCTGCGAGGTTGGCGATGCCGGTGTCAGCAGATGTCTGCAGTTGTTGGGCGTAAGGCATCATTAGCTTGGCGGCAACGCTGGCGGCATCGCTGGCGCTTAATTGGTCCGTCCCGGGCGGCTCCTCCAACATGAATTTGGAGGTCTGTTGGATGCCCCCCAGCTTGTCCTGAATGGCTTCTTCATACGTGCTCGAGGGCAAGTTGTTGACGATGATTTGAATTTGGTTGAACGCTCTCCAGGTTGGCTCGTAGTCCAGGTAGGAAGCATCGGCTTTGCTGGGGTTCTGGGCGGCAGGAATCTGAGCATTTTCGGTCATGACGGATCTCCACTGTTGCGTCATTTGTTGGATTGGGCAACGGATGCAGGCGGGAGAAAGTTGATCGAAGGTAAAGACTATCCGAGTTCAGGCTTCTCGGAATTGGGACCAGTGTAACAATCTGGTTGTACCGCGTCTCTGCCTCGGAAGTGTGACGAAAAACGATTACACTTCCAAGGTGGGCCCGAGGCCAAAGAATGTCATGACTCTACAGCGGGGTCAATCCTAATTGTGGGTGAATTTTATGACCTCGTGGCTGTACGATTCCCGAGATGACCACCAAACGAAAACCCCCGAAGAAAGCCGAGCCTGTAGACATCAGCAAGAGCTTGTTCGATGCGCTCGCCCAGAAACCGGAGCCAGAGAGCCGTCAGCATCACGATGGACCCGTCGTCGGCGACATGGTCACCGTTGGCAGCGGCACGAGTGTCTATACAGTTCTCTCCGTCAGCCAGAACGGAAGAGAGGTCAACTTGCATATTCCCGGCACCAACCTTGAGCGTTTCCGGGTGCCTGTGCGCGACCTCACCATTGCAGGCCAAGCTCCGCGTAAGCCCAAAGAGCCAGAGAAACCACAGATTGACAAGGAAGACGTCCGCGAACACTTGGTATCTACCCAGCACAGCAGCATGCATCATTTCGAGGGAGACATCGCCCTGCTGAAAAAGTATTTGAAGAGCAAGGGCCTTCCTTCCTCCACAGCGGACGAACTGGATGAACTGCGTACGGACATCGAGGACAGGTGGGGTAGCGCTATCGAATCGATCATGGACAAGCTGGGGGGATAGGTTCATGCAGCCCTCGCCGCATTTGCAAGCATCCAAAGGGCAGGAGGTCGCCCGATGGAGCTATCCATGACCGATATGCCCGAGTTCCGCCTTAACCTAAGACGAGATGCCGGTGCAGAGCCCTATATTCTGTCTTGCTCTATCGTCGGCCAAACGACTGGAGTACATGGTATCGTTCGACGCCTCCGACACAGCACAGACGTTGTGCGCTCTCTTCTAGATGCGGGCATCTCCGACAACCGGTACAGGGATGCGGTCGCTGGAATCGATAATGAGCCTGGCGCAACCAAATCCTTCGACATCAGCCTCAACGAAGCGCAAAAACTCTCGGTTATCCATACGGAGAGCACTGAGTAAGCAAACAAAAGGGGCCGGGAATTGGTTAAAACCAATTCCCGGCCCCTTTGAATACCAATAGAAACTGCTGACCTCTTTAGAGTTCGACTACGTCAGTCGTATGCCGATGCTGTATCTGATGGAGCAGCACGACCTCAGCACGGCCCTTGATCTTCTCGTTCAGATTCACGTTGAATGAGTCCCGATCGCTCTCCATGAGATCGAGATCGTCCCCTTCGAGCGTGATCGAAACATGCACATCCGGCACTCGCTCGTACTTACCGAGCAACTCTTCCCTTGTCAGTGTTCCCTTCCATGCCTGATACGTTTCCTCGTCGATCTTCCCCGTCTTCCTCCACTCCGGATAGTGGATCGTCTCGTCGGTGCAGAGCTTGGCGTGTACCTCGAGTTTCCGCTTACCGGGAACCAACACGGTCGACGATCCGCAGCCTGGGCAGGTAACGCTGCCCTTTTCGTCTATCAGGCCCGCCCGCTCAGCCGTCTCAGGGGTGACCGCAGCGCGGCAGGTATGGGCCTTCCGCTGCTCATCGGTCAGCCCTTCCGGGATCGCGAGCTTGTCGCTGGTGCAGCGGTGAAGATCGGGATGCTGGTGGACGTTTCCCCGCACCGAATGGAAACAGTAGTGATCATGAGACTCAAGCAGCTTGTGCATTCGTAGCCGTCCTCTTTACAGGTTTACCGCTGGCGTCATCAAAGATGTAATTCTCCATGCCGTCAGCAATCAAATCGATGTAAGTTGCGGAGTCAATCCCCACCGGCTCCAGCAGCGGCGATCCGAATGGAGAGAGGTCGCGTCCCTGAGCGTCGACCAGCGGAGTGCCATCGGGGTTGCGATAGGTCACTCGGTTGATGAGTGGAACGATGGTGGCCATGGGATCGGCGCACACATGGACAATATTGCCTGCAGAGTCGTGTTCGATGAAGTAAATGATCATGCTAAATCCAGCGGTAATTCACTAGTGGAGAATTGGGAGATCCGCATAGCTGGTTGGGCGAGCGGTCGAGGTCGTTCGAGCGAATCGAGAACGATCCGGCACCGAGGCCGACGATCTTATGCGAGCAGTCAGTCCAGGAAGGGACCGGGACGGCGCAATGGGCAGGGTGAGTGCCGTTCTCGTCGGGAGGAGCGGCTGGAACCCAGTCAGTGCGGTAGGCTGGGTACCCGATGTCGATCTGCACGGTCGGCGCGTGGCCGGGTAAGGTGTCGACGGAGACCATTTGGCCTGGGCGAACAGTCACGCTGCCAAATGTCCCTGCTAGCGCGTTTGAGTTCACCCTTTGAGTCGAGATCAACCCGTTACGATCAATCACGTCGACGCCAGCAACGGTGAGCATGGATACTGGCTGACCATCGCCGAGCGCTATCAGGCCATCATTGGAGATAGTCAACAATAAGGAATTGGCGGATTCATCGCGGATAACGAGCATGGTCAGAACACCGAGTAGTCGAAGGTCTTCTGCACTCCCTCGTTGAGGAGCGGATAAACACAATCGAACGAGTGAGGAGTGAAGGATAGGATGACCGCCCCCGCCAGAACACCGAAGCCTTCGACCTGTTGGCTTAGGTTCACAGTCGTTATTACTTGCGAGCTCAAAGTGACGGAGCCGGTGATGCGATTCAGTGCATTTGGCGGCACCGATCCGGGAGTCACTTGCCCGCCAGCGAACACTTGCCTATCGCCAACCGTCAGCCCACTGGTCGGAAGCGTCGGCCCAAACGACACCCCGGAACTATCGTTGGACGATGCGATCAGCTGCGATGTGGAATCAGAAAGATTGAAACCCATGGATCACCAGATGGAATAGGACACGGTGGTAGTGGAGGTCGAGCTAGGATTGCTCCACGTCGTCGCGGTTGTGGTCACAGAGTCGGGCGGGGTGTCCGAGGTGACGCTCGGTGGCTGCGGGATCGAATACGTCACCGTGCTGATTCCCGCAACGGGGATTACAAGCGTCCCCGCGAACGGCGACGAAGCACCAACGCCGACTGTGTTGTCGCTCAAGTACGCGCCTCGGGCGATGACGCCCAGGCCCTCAAGGGAGAGAGCCTGACCCTGGTTGGCGCTGCCCAGGATTCCCATCGCACCATCGTTGTCGATGTAGAGGATGAGTAGGGCAGCGGTCTCGTCTCTGAGGATGAAGGGCATAGTTTATTGATTCAGCGCTTGAATTGAGTACTTCTTCGCCCCGTCGTCGATGACCAGCTTGAAGCCGGACGGGACGACGGTCGCGATGATGTTCGCAGGCACACCGGAGACAAACGACGTATCGTTCGAAGTGTTCTGGCTGGTTTTGTCAGCGCCTGACTGCGCAGGCTGCAAGCTCTGGACCGGAGTGCCATCGGAGTACTGCACCGATCCCGCCTGCCGATACGACGCACCCAGGTCGAGCAACTGTGGCGACGATGCACCGGGAGGCGTGAAGAGGATTTGCAACGCTCCCGAGCCTGGACCGTTGTGGTACTCCACAACGATCTGATACATCGTGCCAGCGGTTAGATTGATGGTGCCTGACTCCGTGTAGGTGCGATCCGAGCCCGCCGGGTGACCGGTTGCGAGAGCTGAAACCAGCTGAACCCCGCCGACTCGAACATTGCATCCATCGTCGCTGTTGACGCCAAACGTGTAGGTTCCGGTTGTGGAAGCAACATAAGAGGTGGTGAATCGGGCATAGATGTTCTGGAGATCTCCACCGTCCGACGGCGCGGGGACATACGTCGCGCCCGCGAATGAGTACGAAGCTCCCCCGGAAACAGCCAGAATCAAATTGGCGTTACTGCCCGTTGTTCCGAAGAGAGTCCCACCAGGCAGATCACCGCCCGACGCGGGAGGCGCACCGTTAGCAGGTAAACGCCACCACTTTCCAACCCATCCATTGACGGATGGCAGTTGTGAACTCAGGGTCCCGAGGAAGGTGTCGAGGGATGGGACCGGGAAGCCGTCTTGCTCTACCCAGTCCGAGATCGCTCCGCTCGCGCGAACCGTGGCGATCCGAACGTCGTAGTTCTGGCCAGCGATGATTCCGGCGATCAAGCCGATGTTGAGGCTAATGTCGACGGTCGGCGCGTTGTACCAGTTTGAACTCCCCAAGCGGCGGTATTGCACTACGATCCCCGTCGCCACGTTGTCGAGAGGCGTGTCGAACGTCACCTCGATAACGGCGACGACCGAGCCGTCCTCAGCAACAATCGCGGTGTTCGGCCCGCTGAACAGGTGCATGTTCGTCGGCGGGTTCGGCACGTACGGCGTCTGTGTCGGCGCGGCAGGCGCGGCGAGGATGGTTAGCTCTTCGAGCGTCGACCAGGAGTAGATGTCCGACCCGGTCTCCTTAAGACTCATCGAGTATCGAACCGTCGGACCCGAACTATCATCTCCGTTGGCTATGCGCAGAGATGTCCCGCCGACCTCCATGACCCGGTTCTGCCAGTTCATGAGACTGAACGTGAATTGAAGCGCATCGCAGGTCTGGAGTTTGTAGTTGCCCAGCCGAAGTTCCAGTGTGCCGTTGCCCTGGTATTTGCGAGCACGGAGCAGATTGATCTTCATCAAGCGCTGACATTGCGTCATCGACAGCACAGTCGGGAAGTTCATCGATAGCGGACGCTGATGGCCGCCATCTTCGGTCAGGTATTCGTCGGATGGATATCCGTGGGCAGGATCGACCGCGTAGTCGGGGACGCTTGTGTTCGTAAACTTGAGATCGAAGTTGTTCTGAACGCCCCCAACGACGCGGTAGTAGTTGCCCGAGACCGAATATGGGTATTGTGGGGAGACGTGAGTCGCCGTAACTCGGTTGGGAAGATCCCGCACGGAGCGGTTTGGGTTCCAATCGAACGCAGCGGTGATATCTGACACGTCGAGCGATGCGGATGGGCCTGTATACGCCCCCGGAAAGATGAAGTGCTCCCCGCCGGTGAACGAGTAGCGGCCCGCCATGCCGGTTAACATCGTTTGCATCACATCGGCGACAGGAGTGGTCGTATCGTAGGCCCAGTCGCAGCAGTAGCGAGATTCTGTCTGGCCATTGAGCGCGGCGACGGCGACCTGCTCGTCACAGAGGTTCGCTGCGGCGATGAGCTGCGCCAGATTGATATTGGAGTCGCCGAGGCCGAACTCCGGATCGCCGATTACGTCTGCAAGCACGAGAGCTGCGTTGTTCGTGAAACTGCGCGAGTTCGTGCGCGGATCGTAGATATCATCTTTGCCGTCCAGGACAACTTTCACCTCCGGGCGAGATGGAAACTGGCTGTCCGACTGAGTCAGCTTCAAATAGATGTACGTGCAGCCCATGAGCGACGGCACATCCGCATTTGCGTTCGGCCCCCAGGTGGGATCATTGCCCTGGAGTTCGTGCATGTAGTCCCCGGCCTGCTGGGTCCCGTTTCTGAAGAAGACGGATACCTTTCCGCCGAAGTTGTACTTGGTGATCCCATCTGGCCCAAGGTGATCGTTGTGATCGGCATCGCCGAAGCCGCCGTTTGCAAAAAACACTTGCCGCCCGTCGAGGAATATCTGCTGCGGCCCCTTCGTCCGGTGTCCGGCGAGGACAATGACCTGATTCCACTGGTGTCCAGTGAACGACTCATAGATCACGACACCGCCGACCATCTGAGTGCCGTACACGATGGTGCGCGGCGAAGCAGGCTGGCGGGTGGAGATCTGCATCCCCCGGTTCTGGACCAGAGCATCTCCCACGGCTCCGATTGCATTCCCGATCCCGCTCATAACGAGACCAGCCAAAATCTTGTCGAACCATGGGCTCGCGATAAGGGCCGGGTCGAAGGCAGCAGCGACACCCATGCCGACTGCGCCGACGAGTTCAACAGTCGCTGTTAGTGCTTTGCTCATCGCGTAAATCCTTGAAACAACTTGTGCGTGTGAATGGCCGGATCGTGGTCGCCATGCCATTTAGGAGGAATCCAGTCGTGAACGACCGAGATCGACCATGCGCGGGTGACGTCGAGGATGGAGAATCGAACCAACCCGGTCTCGCCGGGGGATAGAACGTGACGTCCATTCAGCGCAACGATGCCCGCGATTTCGTTTCCATCGGCATTACGGACGATGACTAGCTCGCCCCGCTTCGCCATCTTCGGGTGCTCGTACTCGGTCATGCCGTGCTTGGTAGCGCAGTAGGCGGCTGCATCGGCTACGGTTGAGCCACCTGTGATCTTCTTGATCGTCTTCATCGCGCCGAGTTCGGTTCTGTAGCGGCCCCGAAACTTCTCGGCGATGTCGACTCCGGTCTGGGCTTGGATCGCGTCGGCAGCGAATAGAGCGCAGTCGTTGGATCCCCAGGAGAACGCGGTACTCTCCCGATCCATGAGGAACTGATCGAGATGCAGCTCGAGATGATGTTCTTTCTTCGTAAGCATCACTTCCAAATCCCCGTGAAGTCGTTGAGGGTTTCGACCCAGTCGAAACCGGAGTCATGGGGGAATCGAGACCGCTGATCGGCAGAGGTCAGACGTCGCCCTGACGCCCGTTGGAAATCGATCATGCGGGATTCGAGGTTTAGCGTGATGGAGATCGTGTCCGTGCCGACGTGGATCGAGGGCGCGTCGATGATCCCGGAAAAGCAGGAATAGACGCTCAGCACAATTCCGTTCTGAAGAAGACCGAGCCAGACAATAGCCTGGAGTCCCGGTTGAATATCGTTCAACGATTCGCCGAGTAGCGCGGGATCGATGCCTGATAAGACCACGGAAGTTCCCATAGCCGAAACATCAGAACCTTCGCTGATCGTGCCGACTCCGGCGAGAGATCCGATGCCAGCGAAGTCATGGCCGTTGAACGTGATGGTGCCGGTCCCGGTCCATACCCGCTGAATCGAGGACTTGAATTGGAGCTCGGCGGCGAAGAACGGCGCGATGCTAGGCGCAGCGAGGCCCGCTGCGAGATTTGTATCTATATTTCTCATCGATATTCGCTGATCTGGAAGGAAAGGGCTGTAAGGCGGGTGTAGTCGGAGGACCAGCCGTTCTGCTGGTTCGCCAGGCGGAACAGGCCTTTAGGAGATTGCGTTACAAGTGGCTGCCCATCCGGGGGGACTTCGCGAAGGGACGGCCAAACGTTAATCAGTGCCTTGCCGTTGGCGTCCGAGTTCACAACGTCAAGGACTCGATGGAGCCGAAACCCAACTTGGATGAAGTCACCAGCGATCAGTTGTCGTGATCGTGAGACCTGCCAGCCCTTGGTCGCGAGGATGTTTGTGCCAGCAGTCACTGCAACGGAGCCATCGACGGCTGGAGTCCCCAGCAGCAACCCCTTCGGCCTCTGCTTCATCGGGTCGCCGACCTGAATCGCATTGACGACACCCTGGCACTGCATGAGCGCGGACAGCCATGCATCGGCCTGATCCTGGGTAAGCGGAGGTAGCGTGACCGTCCCCGACCAGAAGTCGCCACCTGGCCACTTTTGTGCCTGCTGCTCACCGGTGAAGATCGAGGTCACAACGGCAGATGTGGTCAGGAACTTCCACTCGACGGAACGCAGGCCGGGTGAGGTCGGCAAAGACACGAGAGTAATCGTGTTTCCGTTGATGACTATGGGTTGTGTCGGCATTGGACCTTAAAAGAGGAAGGCGAGCTCGGGGCTCGCCTTTGGTGGAGAGGAATGAGTTACAGACTTACATCTGCGAGAGGAGGCCAGCCTTGATACAGGGAGCGAGCATCTTATGCGATCCGATTGTCGACGGGTGAACGCCGTCACCCAGCAGCGTCGCAGCCGTCAAAGAGTTCACGTTGCTGACCGTGGATAGATCCACCACCGGAACCGCATACGAAGCACAGACAGCTTTGATGGCTGCAACCACGATAGGGTGATTCGTTATGCTCAGGCCATTGTTCTTGTACGGGATGACCCACACAAGGCGAATGGAGGGCTTCGCTTTGAGGAATCCCTCGACCGCTGCCCGAAGGTATCCGTAGTACGTCGTTGCCGTCGCCGTATCGGTGATCGCTCCAAGGTTCGAGAGCAACGTCGTGTCGTTCGTGCCTAGGAAGATTGTCACGATATCAACGTTTGTGAGCACAGTTGCAAGCGTCTGCCCGGCGGTCGGCCACGGCCCCGGTGCATTGATCTGCACGGCACCGACCGCGACCGAGCCGTCCCCGGCAGCTTGGGGTAGTGTCGAGTCGATAATGCCACCACTCGATAAGCCATTGACGGGGTCGCCGGTAGCAACAGGGCTTCCAGTAACTTGGAACATCTCGAAGATTTGATCGGTGCGACGGCCTCCGCGTGCGTCTTGGCTCGGGATGGTGACGCCGGTTGCCGCGACGATGTCGGCTTGGTAGAGCCCCGTCATCTTGGCCGTGATCGAATCGCCCCACGGCATCCAGTTCTTGCCGACGAGCTGGCGCTGCATGTATGTTGTGAGCGCGTCCGCCGTCAAATACCCGAATGCCTTATAGCTGCCGGGGACCGTCGAGCCATTGACAAGCATGACCGTTGCTGGGCTGTACCATTGCGGGCGCGTAGACCCCGAAGCAGTCGCAATCCAGAAGCGGAACCATACAGCCCCGGCAGGCACCGCGATAGGCGTTCCGGCAGCGACAGGCGAGGTGATAGACGACAGCACGGTCCTATCAGCGTTGTAAAAGATCGCTGACGCGCTGCCGGAGATCGCGTCAACAATGATGTTCGACGTGATGAACGACAACCCTTGAACGTTGATATACGGCGACGTCACAAAGTTCGCAATGTTCACGATAGTGTTATCGAACTTCAAGTATCCCGTTTGTGTGCTTGACGAATCGAACAGATTGATAATCGCAGGCTTCGTCGCAATAGCCAGTGCGGACGATGTACTGATAGCCGCACTCTGCGCCACGCCGATGCTTGCCGACACGGGCGCGATGGCAGCGGTTAGGGCTGTTGAGTTGACGTACCCGAAAGTCTGATACGTCCCCGGCAGAGCCTCGTACGCAACCATGACCGTGTTGATATCGACGAGCGGGGTGATTCCCGACGCCGACGTAACAGGCATGTAGAAACGAATCCAGGCAGCACCCGCAGGCACGGGGATAGGGGTGTTCGCTGCGGTGTCCGCCGTCGAGTAAACACTCAGGAAGGTTTGGTCGCCTTTATAAAAGCAGAGGCCATATCCGGGGGCAGGCGAAGGACTTCCATGCAAGATGACGTTGACGAGAATGTTCGTTGCGCTTCCAACCGGGATGAAAGCCGAAGTCTGAAACCCGGTCAGAGCTTGCACCGTGCCGTCAGCCTTTAGCGCTCCCGTAACAACTCGGGTTTTGTCGAAGAGGTTTACCCCTGCGGGCGTCACGGCTGCGACGGCCTTTGTTGTCATGGCACCGAGGGTGGCGACGGAAACGTCCCCCTGTGGTCCGGTCGCTCCCGTAGCACCCTGAATGCCAGTTTGTCCGGTCGCTCCCGTAGCACCCTGAATGCCTTGATCACCCTGCGGCCCTTGCGGACCCGGCTGCACGGTGACGCCTGGTTGCAGGTTCGGAGTGAATGTGTCGAAGCTGAACGTCGATCCCGTGGGCTGGAAGGCCGAATATCCCGAGCCCAGCAGGGTCGCGCCCGTAGCATCGTCTGTGACGGTTACCGAATAAGCAATGTACTGAGGCACCGTTAAAAATGTGTCCGCGAGCTGGATCGAGAACGCACCGTTGACCACCTGAGTCGTCACAGCGCGGGAGCTCGTCTGACCGCCGTTTCCTGCGCGGAAGGACGTAGCTTGGCCCTTGCTTGTGACCGGCTGAAAATGAATAGTCGCCGAGCTGATGAGAGCGCCAGTAGCGTCTTTGAGCGCGGTTGCGCTTACCGTCGTGTATCCGGTTGGCATGGAAGTCCTTTAATCGGGTTACTTAGTCAGGGAGAGAAGATGAACCGCATATGTCGCCAGCGCGGAGATCAGCGCGGAGATCGCCGAGGCACCGCCGAGGATCATCCAGCGCCATCGTTGCAGCGACTCGACGGTGCGTTCTACGACCGAGAGCCGAGAGGGTGTTCCGTTGCCGGTTATTCCGGTTTTCACGTGGATCTCGAGGGACGTGATTCGTTCTCCCGACTCACGCGAGTAGTTATAGAGGTCATCTCGGAGACTTTTTATCTCCGCTAGGATCAGTGCTTGCAGGTCATTTTCCAAAATCAAAACCTTCTCGTTTGTGGTGTGCGACGGCCATAGTCGCGATTGGCTGCGACTGATTGCGCGACGATGCCCGGGCGAGCGGCGGCAATTCCCCGCTGCACGGCGACCTCTACAGCAGCCGGATCACTAGACCCTCTGGCATCGATGTTCCAGTGATGGGTGTCGCCACCGCCGAGTTGGGATAGCTGATTGTTCGGGATGACGCGACCGCTTACAGATGGAGAGAAGAGTTCTGGTCCGCGCTCCCCGATGATCGATAGGCTGTTCGCCGAGATAGCGCCACCATTCGCGAATCCGGGCAGCGATCCAATTACCGAACTGAACACCGATCCGATACCCGAACCGCTGTGATCGTCGTTATTCTGGCCGCCGATGAAGCGACCGAGCCAGCTTGCCGGACTCGCTACCGAAGCCACAGTTGAAGCAAGGTCTGCAGGCCTCGTATAGATCGGGTTGTCCTTCGTACCAAGCTGCGACGGTTTACCAAAGCCGAGGCCGCCGAGAATGCTTCCTTCAAGTCGATTCAGGCCGACGCCAGCGATGTTTTTCCCGATCCCCTGGAATGTGCCAGCCCAGTTGGTCCGGCCTCCGGTCATCGCAGAAGTGATATTTTCGTTGAGGCTTCCCAGAACATTCTGGGTAAGGTCGCGCATCTGCGTTGCTGCGTCGCGAGATGCGGTGACGAATTCATCGAGCGCGTCTCGGAACCCAACAGAGCCGAGTGATCCCTGCGGATTGACGGCTGCGTTGTCGTGCTGGGCCTGTATCTGACGGTTCGCGTTCAGCGAGTCGATCTGATTCTGGTTTTTCTGAAGAGCAGCTGCTCTGCCGGTCGGATCGTTGCTGAACTCGGGAGACGACGAGATAGCGTCCCGCTGATCCTTCAATTCCTTGAGGGCAGCGTTGTATTCCTGCGTGTGGAGATTCGCAGCCACCTGAGCGGCGTCCAGACGTGTCATTTGCCCGGTGGCGACCGCCATCTCGAGCGAGGACTCGGCGATTGCGGATGCATTCTGCTTCTGTAACTCTATGGATTCGCGCAGAGCCTGCACGTATTGGAGTGCGGAGCTACCCTGAACCTTGATAGATTCCTGATCGGTACCCGATACGCCGGAAGACTTGTTGAAATCGTTCAGATACTCGGTCGTGAACTTAGCGAGGGCAGATGCATCCTGCCGGTTCTGTTCGATCACATCCTGGTTGATCTTCTTTTGAATGGCTTTGTAGTTATCTGAGCCACGAGTCAGCGTCTCCTGGCGGGCCTTCCACCAGTTCGCATCTTCAAGCAGGGTGCGATCCTCTGCTGCCTTCCAATCGGAGTTAGCCTGCTCCATCTGCTGAAGCTGCTCGGCGGCGGCCTTCTTCAGCGACTCCTGATATTCCTTGGCCGCCTGAAGAGACTTCTGCTGGGCGACCAGCTTGCCGTTCGTTTCCTGAGCTGCCTGCGCGTCCTGCCGATCCACAATCGACTGACGGAACCCACGGAGGATCGAGAGGTTGCTCGATTGATCGCCCGCGAGATTGCCGACGTTCTCCTCGCCGACCATACCGGGATTCTGCCGCACGAAGGTCTGGTGCTTGGTCCAGTCGAGCGCGGACTGCTGCTTTGCAGTGATCTGCCTGCCCAGGTCGTCGGCTGTATCGGTATTGCCCGACCGGACAGCGTCGGCGCGGCGGCGGCCAAGATCGGCGAGTTGGTCACTGTAGGACGTGACCGAACCGGATACTGAAGCAGTCCCTGCGCTACCGATCAGGACAGACCACCCGCTTACCTTGCTCTGTTCGAGCAGCTGCTTAATCTTTGTGTTGTCGTCTTCGAGAGACTTGGCCAGAGCATCCGCTTTGACACGCGCTTCATCAAGGACGATTGCGAGCCCATTCTGTGGACGGCCCTGGAGCTTGGCGATTGAGTTGGCTAGTTCGTCATTCGTCAGCCGTAGCGCATCCGTGGAGGAGGCTGCGGACAGGTGTAGCGAGTTGAATCCCGCATCGATGACAGCAGGCATCTTGCGGACCTGCTCCACGAACTTTGCCACCTCGTCACCAAGCGAGAACAGCAGTCGACCTGCACTGATCAGGCCCACAATCGGGAAGGCGGCGGCGAAGATCTTGCCGACCAGCTGGGACTGCGTGGCGAAACGCTCCAGGGCGCGGATGTTCGCTCCCATCGGGTTATCCAGTAGTCGGATAGCGGCTGATGCAGACTGCATGGAGGTGATGGTCGAATGACCGGCCCCGCGTGCCTTACCAGCAAAAGTGTCCAGTTGGCGCTGGGCGTCAGCCATCGCAGCCGAATATGTGGCCTTGTTGACGCTCAGAACGACTTGTACTTGGCCTGCTGGCATTACTTGCTGCTCGCTTTCGTTACTTCTTCCTGGAGGGTTGTGGCTATCGCCTGGGCCACTTGTTCCGCAGTAGCCTCATAGGCTGGCCGGATGAACGGGTGTTCCTTCACTTCACCGACATGGGAGCCGGGACCGCGTGTCTTGCCCGCATTCTTGCCGGATTTGATAACGCTGGATCGGCCACCCCGAACCAGCCGGTGCCCATACTCGACCCAGTTGGCGACGTGGCGTGTCAGCTTACCGGGCTGCGTGATCGAGACGAAGTTGTCGTCATCGACCTTGCGAATGGTAGAACTGATATCGTTCGCCAGCGCACCAGGGGGCAAGGCTGTGCCGGACGGGAGATCAGGACGAACCGGAGCCCGCTCCCGAATAGCCTCTTCTTCAATGGAAGAGCCAGCCCTGAGAGCCTTGCGGATGGCTCGCTCGGCGGCCTGTGTGCTCAGGTTTTCGAGCATTGCCTTTGTGTCGGCGAGGCCTTCTATTCGGATGTCTATACCGTCAGGCATCTTGGGACCCCATGAAACACGCCATTGTGGTGCGGAGTTCGAATGCGATGGAGGATCGTTTCCGTTTCTTCTTCGTAGGCTTCATCCGCGACCACCGTGAAGGCATGAAGTCCTCCGTGGTCGTTGGCTTTTCGGTAGACCGGAATCCAGTGTTGGCGATCCAACTTGTAAGTTGGGCGAAGAGGAGTTCGTTCGATTCCGTTGCCCGCTTATACCGTTTCAGCAGCGCATCAAACTGGCGCGGGGTGAGTGCGTAGAAGTCGTCGTCGGAAAGATGTAGATCGTATCGCGCGGTTGCCCACATCTGCATCCAGAGATATTCCGGGGTTAGCTCTCTAGCCCCGGCAGGGTAGGGTTTCCCTTCTCCTCTTCGCTTGGATCGGAGAGAGACAGACGATACGCCTCCACGATGGCATCAAAGATTGGCCCGAGCGTTTTCAGGGTCACCAGAAAGGCAACTTCACCGAACGTCGCGTCCGGCTGGTGCGCCAGTACCGCCGCATACAGAAGGGCGGGCAGACGGGTGGCGTCGACCTGATCCAGTTGCAGCGAATGGAGTAGGTTCACGGAGACGCCGTCGGCTCGGAGGCGAGCTTCCGCCAGCGCGAGAGCGCCGAAGGTGAAGCAGAGATAGTACGTCTGGTTGCCGAGAGTGAGCGGCACCTTCGGAAAAGTCGGGTCGACTTCGGGATTCTTGGCGATCTTCTTTGCCATTAGCTACCTGCCGTGAAGGTGACAGGGCCGCTGATCTTAAGGGTGACGCTGTAGTTGATCACCTCGCTGACGCCCACGGTGAAGTCGCGAGACTCCACCAGAGCATTGAAGGTGAACGTGTCTCCCGCCGAAGTCTGACCGGAAGATTTCGGCAGCTTGAGCTCGAAGGGAGTGATCGCTCCGGTACTGAAGGCCGTCTCGACCATGATCTGTCCCGCGTCCGAGGAGACGCGATTGCCGTCGAGCTTAAGGCTGCCGTTATTGCGGACCGTGGTGATGAACTCCTGGTCGACACCGGAGTCATAGTTGGTCACGTCGGTGGTTCCCCACTGCGCCCCGGTGATGCCGGACGATTTGACCTCGCCGACTGGCGTGTATGTGGGCGATCCACCGGGAGTGCCAATGGAAAATACGGAACTGCGACCGACTTGTGCTTTGCTGGCCATGATAGAGGCTCCTTAAATGCGAAACCGCCGATGTCGGCGGTGAGGGTATGGGTGAGGATGATGGTGCTTAGAGAGTGGTGAAGACGTAGAACTCGTATGTCGCTCGATACTGCCGGGAATCCTTATCAAAGAAATCGAGCGGCTGGATGCCAAAGATTGTCATGCTGTCGTCCTGGTATCCGTCGAGCGCGAGTCGAACAACCTCGCGAAGATGGGTTGCGGCTCCGTATGAGGTTCCCCAGCAATTGACTTCTACGCGGAGGCGGCGGGAGCCGTTTGTGTCGAAGGTTGGGTCGGGTGATCCGCCGACGAACATGTACTCGATGGCGGGGAGGGGACATTCATCGGGCAGTTCTATTGGCCAGATGCGATCCGCGACTAAGGCGGTGACCGGAGCCTGCGACTTTAGAACATTGAGGAACAGCGTTTCGATCATGGTTTGCCCTCGTTCAGTTCAAGGCAGAGCAGATTGAGTTCTGCTCGCGACTCGTCGGGATCACTCACCGCTTGAATCTGGAAGATCCGGTCTCGGTAGAGGATTCGCTGCGAGGATCGGATCGAAACACCGGGTCTCCACCTGATGGTGGCGGTGTGCGACACCTGCGATATGAAGCCGGATGCCGCGTAGACCTCTTTCGAAGTGGCAGCGCGGATGGATGCCCAGGTGCCGAGGAGGAATGACCACGTTTGAGTCGGCTGGCCGTATTCGTCCTGCGCGGTGGCTGGCTGCTGAATTGTGATCTTGCGGTTGAGCTTGCCTGATGCGGGGGCCATGAAGACCTCAGTAGATGCTTTCGTGGACTTCGCCAGCCAAGAGTTCATTGACGCCGAGCGGGAGAGTCTTCAGGTTGTCGGTGGTCGAGGCTTCGCGGTTCGAGTAGAGATGGCCAATAATCAGCAGCATCGCCGCGTAGATGGTGAACGGGCAGCTGCCTTCCTCGTATGTCCCAGACGTATAGTCCACGCTCACCGAACCGGGCCGGTAGTTGTTCGGATACGGCCAGTTGAAGCCTGGGGAAGGCGCGATCCGCGCGGGCTCTGAATTCAAATCCACGACGTAGCTGTGAGGATCGACCGTTCGAGCGGTTCCACCGTCATCGACATACGAGATCGATTCAACGCTAACCGTCGACGGCTTCGGAAGCCGAATGACTAGTCCTCGCCAGTACCAATCAAGATATGAGTCACCCGATGTCGAACCGATCGTAGAGTCGCCGCACTGCCATGGAAACGAGTCCATCGTAAGCCGCATCTTCCTCGGATAGATGGATCGATTGATGTACTTCTCCACGTACTGTCGAGCAGCCGTGATGAGCGCGAGGATGTAATCGTCGTCATCATCGAAGTCCACCCGAAGATGCTGCTTCGCCTGGGCGAGCGTAACGGGTTCGGTGTCGGGCTGCGATAGCTCGCGATAGGAGAGGGGCATCGGTGTTCCAGAGGAGTTGGCGAGCCAGGAGTTCATGCTCCTGGCTCGGTTGGGTTTACTTGATCGTCAGCGAGAGGATGGGGCTGAAGGCCGTGCTCGCGATGGTCGGAGCTCCACCAGCTCGGGCGAACGCAACCACGCCGAGACGGTTCATCTCAATCCAGCGCTCGGTGGAACGCTTGATGACGATGCCCGGGGTGACCTCGCGCAGGACGTATCCGGCAGAGAAGTTTCCGAACATGATCGGCGTGTTGCCAGTAGCGACGATCGATCCATACTGGTTAATCTTCACCGGATATCCGAAGAGCGTCCCGGCGAAGCCCGAGGTCGCACCGTCGTTGAACGGGATGAAGATCGGGCGCTGCTGACCGTCCTTAACCTTCAGGATGCTCCCCAGAACCGTGTTCGAGAATGCAAAGGCCGCACCGTTCCCATATGCCGGATCGAGCGCGGTCATGAGACCAACGAGATCGTCGTACCCAACAGCAGCGACGGTTGCGGTCGTCAGAGCGGACGGAACATTGCCCTGGAGGCCGATGAAGTTGGACGTGTTGCCAATGGTGATCGCCTGAGAAATCGAGCGCATGTAACGCTGCTGGATGGCCGCATTCACATCGGCGACGAGGTCATACGCAACGTCCTGCACGAGCTTGTTATCCAGTAGGATCGGGTTCGAGCGAAGACCATCGACCTTCACCGTGATGCCGCTAATCGCGGGATCGTTCGTTGCGATGGCCGCCGACTCCAGGACGAAGCCGTTGGAGGTGTCATCCCACAGCGGGACCTTGACGTCCTCGCCGGTGTTGGTGCGCAGCTTGCGGACGATGTCGTAGATCGAACCAGCGCTACGCTGGGCCTGGACAGGCTCCAGAGCGGCTACCGGGATCATGACCCCGCCGTTGGCGGCGACGGTCAGATCGCGCTGCTCAAACTGCTCGCCGCTAATATAGGCACGCAGAGCGATGTTCGTCGCAGCACGACGCTCCTCAAAAGAGCGACTGTCAAGATTGCGCTGCTCAACCGCGCCACGCGGCGGTGCATCGCGGTGCTCGGGGAGCGAACGCTCCTCGGTTTCGGCGCAGGATTCGAGCCGCTCGATGTCGGCTTTGAGCCCGTTGGCATCAGTGAGCATCTTGTCGACCTGGGAGCGCTGCTCCTCGGTCACGTTCTGGCCGTTCATAATGAGACGTGCGTCCGCCAGCAGCTTGTTGCGCTGCTCGATGAGGTTCTTGAGCATGGTGTGAGGTTCCTTTGAGGTGGTGTGTGGGATGGAGACGGACGGGTGCAAGAGAGCGAGAACGCTGACCGTCTCGTCCGGGTGGAAAGGTTTGAAGGGATTTACAGAGTTTCGGCGATGCGGAGCCGGAGTTCGGTGTCGGCTGCCCAGGTATCAGGCTGGGCCGGTTCAGGTCCGCGTTCGATACGCGACCGGATCTCGACAGGTATCGTTTCAGGCAGCGACCGAAGCTGCGATGATGTGTCCGAGTAAGCAGGAAACGTCACACCGACCGATACCTCGATCAGGTCAACGTCCTTGATGATCCGTAGTACCGAACCATCCTCGTTCGAGATCCACTGATCGTCGCGGCAGATGAAGCCGAACGAACAACCGGCGACGTCTTTGCGCTCAATCGAGACCTTCAGATCATTGGCTCGGGTGGTGGCGGGGAGATCGACTTCGAACTGGAGGCCGGTATCGTCCACCTGGAGGCGAAGTGTTTTCGCCGATAGGCGTCCTGCGGGAGCATTATCGTCATGGTTGATGAGGCATACGATATCGGA